GACGGGGTGATCTTCGACGGCATGCGCCTGTCGGACGCGCTGCGCTCGGTGGCCCAGAGCATGGTGGACGCGGCCTACAATACCGCGATCCGCCCGGTGCAGAACGCGCTTGGCGGGGCCCTGGCCAACGGGGTCAATTCGCTGATGTCGGCGGTCTTGCCCTTCGAGAAGGGCGGCGCCTTCGCGGGCGGGCGCGTGACGCCCTTTGCGCGTGGCGGCGTGGTCAGCGGCGCGACCCCCTTTGCCATGCGCGGCGGGCTTGGGCTGATGGGCGAGGCTGGCCCCGAGGCAATCATGCCCCTGACACGCGGGGCCGACGGACGGCTTGGCGTGCAGGCCCAGGGGGGCGGGCGCCCGGTACAGGTCACCATGAATATCTCTACGCCCGATGTGCAGGGCTTCCAGCGTTCGCAAAGCCAGATCGCGGCGCAGATGAGCCGCGCCCTGGCGCGTGGTCAGCGCAACAGGTGAGAGAGGCAACTCCATGACATTCCACGAAATTCGCTTTCCCGCGAGCCTGAGCTTCGGCTCGGTCGGGGGGCCCGAGCGGCGCACGGAACTGGTGCAGCTGGCCAACGGGTTCGAAGAGCGCAACACCCCCTGGGCCCATTCGCGCCGCCGCTACGATGCGGGTCTGGGCATGCGCTCGCTTGACGATATCGAGACGCTGATCGCTTTCTTCGAGGCCCGGCGCGGGCAGTTGCACGGGTTCCGCTGGAAGGACTGGTCGGATTACAAGAGCTGTGCGCCCTCTAAATCCCCGGGCTTTCGCGACTGCGTGATCGGCACGGGCGACGGCGAAACCCGCGCCTTTCAGCTGATCAAGACCTATCGGTCCGGCGACGAGGGCTATGACCGGCCGATCACCAAGCCCGTGGCCGACAGCGTGCGCGCGGGCGTCGACGCGGCTGAACTGGTGCAGGGCGTGCATTGGGAGGTGGACGAGACCACGGGTGTCGTCACCTTCACCGACGCGCCCGACGAGGGCGTGGAGGTGAGCGCGGGCTTCGAGTTCGACGTGCCCGTGCGCTTCGATATCGACCGTATTCAGACCTCGGTGGCCAGTTTCCAGGCCGGCGAGGTGCCGGATGTGCCCATCGTGGAGATCAGGGTATGAGCGCGGCGGGCTTCCAGGCGCATCTGGACACGGGCGCGACGGATGTTGCGCGCTGCTGGCGGCTCACCCGGCGCGACGGGGTGGTGCTGGGCTTTACCGATCACGATTGCGCGCTGGCCTTCGACGGCACCCTTTTCCGCGCCGATACCGGGCTGACGGCCTCGGCGCTGAGCCAGTCGACGGGGTTGTCGGTCGATAATGGCGAAGCCCTGGGCGCGCTGTCGGATGCGTCGATCACCGAGGCCGATATCGAGGCGGGGCGCTTCGACGGGGCCGAGGTGGAGGCCTGGCTGGTGCAATGGAGCGCGCCGGAAAACCGGGTTCTGACCTTTCGGGGCACGATCGGAGAGCTGGAGCGGCAGGCAGGCGGCTTCAAAGCCGAACTGCGCGGGCTGGCCGAGGAGATGAACCGCAAGACGGGCCGGGTCTACCAGCGCGGCTGTTCGGCCGTGCTGGGAGATGGCGCCTGCGGCTTCGACCTGTCGACGCCCGGTTATGTCCACGAAAGCGCGGTGGACCGGGTTGACGAAGCGCGGCTGCTGGAATTCGACGGGCTGGACAGTTTCGAGCCGCGCTGGTTCGAGCGTGGGCGGCTTCGGGTGCTGAGCGGGGCGGCAAAGGGGCTGGTTGCCGTCGTCAAGAACGACCGTTTCGCAGCGGGCGTGCGCAGGGTGGAGCTGTGGCAGGCGCTGCGGGCGGACCTGGTGCCCGGTGACATGGTGCGGCTGGAAGCAGGCTGTGACAAGCGCATGGAAACCTGTCGGCTGAAATTCTCCAACCTGCTGAATTTTCAAGGCTTCCCCGATATCCCGGGCGATGACTGGGTGATGGCCTATCCCGGCCGGGGCAGTGCCGCGATGGATGGCGGGAGCCTGCGATGAGCCGGGCAGTCGAGATCGCGAGCGGCTGGATCGGCACACCCTACCTGCACCAATGCTCGATGCGTGGGGCGGGGTGCGATTGCCTGGGGCTCTTGCGCGGGATCTGGCGCGAGATGCTGGGCCCCGAGCCCGAGGCGGTGCCCGCTTATAGCCGCGACTGGTCGGAACCCGAGGGTGAAGAACGGCTTTGGGCGGCGGCGCTGAGGCATCTCGTCGCAAAGCCGCTCGACCGGGAGGCGGCGGGCGACATCCTGCTTTTTCGCATGCGCGAGGGGGCGGTGGCCAAGCATCTGGGGCTTCAGGCCGGAACCGGCCAGGAAGCCAGTTTCATCCATGCCTATAGCGGCCACGGCGTGGTCGAGAGCGCCCTGACGCCGCCATGGGAGCGGCGCATCGTGGCGCGCTTTGCATTTCCCGAAAGGACCTGAACGACATGGCAACGATCCTTCTGTCAGCCGCGGGCGCGGCGATCGGCGGGCTGAGCTCCGGCACTGTGCTGGGGCTGAGCGGCGCCGTTATCGGGCGTGCGGTCGGGGCAACCCTGGGCCGGGTCATCGACCAGCGGCTGCTGGGGGCGGGCTCTGACGTGGTCGAGCAGGGGCGGCTCGACCGGTTCCGCATTACAGGGGCCTCTGAAGGGGCGAGTGTTGCGCGGCTCTTTGGCCAGATGCGCCTGGGCGGACAGGTGATCTGGGCCACCCGCTTCAAGGAACAGGTAACGGTGACGGGCGGCGGCAAGGGGGCGCCGCCCACCCCGCAGACCGCGAGCTACAGCTACAGCGTGAGCCTGGCGGTGGCACTGTGCGAGGGCGAAATTGCCCGGGTGGGCCGGGTCTGGGCCGATGGCTCGGAGCTGGCGCGCAGCGATCTGACGATGCGCGTTTACCGGGGCACGCAGGACCAGATGCCCGACCCCAAGATGGAAGCGGTCGAAGGAGCGGGCCAGGTGCCGGCCTACCGGGGGGTGGCGTACGTGGTGATCGAGGACCTGGACCTGTCGCCCTATGGCAACCGGATCCCGCAGCTGAGCTTCGAGGTGTTCCGCCCGGCGCGGCCCATGGGGCTGGATAGCCCGCCCCAGCCCTCGGAGGCCATCCGCGCAGTGGCGCTGATGCCGGGCACGGGCGAATACGCGCTGGCGACCACCCCGGTCAGCTATGGCCATGGCCTGGGACAGGCCGAGAGCGCCAATGTGAACACCGCCACGGGCGGCACCGATTTCGAGGTGGCGCTGGAGGCGCTGGACGGAGAGCTGCCCAATTGCGGTGCCGTGTCCCTGATCGTCAGCTGGTTCGGCAACGACCTGCGGGCAGGCCAGTGCAGCGTGAAACCCAAGGTCGAGCAGGCCGCCGCAGATGGGATCGGGATGCCCTGGCAGGTCGCGGGTCTGACCCGCGCGACCGCCGAGGTGATCGCGCAGGTAGACGGCCGGGCGATCTATGGCGGCACGCCCTGCGACCAGTCCGTGATCGAGGCCATCGAAGCCCTGAACGCGGCAGGGCAGGAGGTGATGATCTATCCCTTCCTGCTGATGGAAATCCTGGACGGGAACGGGTTGCCCGACCCCTGGAGCGAGGCGGGCGACCAGCCCGCGCTGCCCTGGCGGGGGCGGATCACCGGGCAGAAGGCCCCGGGCCTTGCCGGATCGCCCGATGGCACGCCTGCGGCGGCGGCCGAGGTGGCGGCGTTCTTCGGAACCGCCTCGGCCTCTGATTTCAGCGTGAGCCCCGGTGCGGTCAGCTACGCAGGCCCCTCGGAATGGAGCTATCGCCGCTTCGTCCTGCACCTGGCCGCGCTGGCGGCTGCGGCGGGCGGGGTGGAGAGTTTCTGCATCGGGTCCGAGCTGCGCGCGCTGACGCAACTGCGCGACGAGAGCGGCTTTCCCGCCGTGGCACAGCTGATCGCCCTGGCCGCCGAAGTGCGCGCGCTGCTGCCAGATGCCAAGATTTCCTACGCGGCCGATTGGTCGGAATATTTCGGCTATCACCCGCAGGACGGCACGGGGGATGTCTATTTCCATCTCGATCCGCTCTGGGCCGATGCCAATATCGATTTCGTCGGGATCGACAATTACATGCCGCTCAGCGACTGGCGCGCAGGGCGTGCGCATGCCGATATCGGCTGGGATCGCATCCACAATATCGACTATCTCAAGGCCAATATCGAGGGCGGCGAAGGCTTCGACTGGTACTATGCCAGCCAGGAAGCGCGGGACAGCCAGCGACGCGAACCCATCACCGATGGCGCGCCGGGGTGGCGGCTGAGCGATGCGGTGGACAGCGCGCCTGCGGGCAACCTGGGCCAGTTCGCGCAGCCGAGCCAGGTCAAGACCAGCAACGCGGTGTTCTCTGCCCGTGTGCGCCTGCCTGCCGTGCCGAGCGACGGCATGATCTGGGAACATGGCGGGGCGGCGACGGGTAGCTGGATGGGCGTGCGCGACGGGGGCACCGTGCTGCGCCTGCGCGGAGGCGATGGTTCCGGGGCCAAGACCGGATCGGATGGCAATACCGCCGTGCTGGATATCCCGGTGGCCGATCTGCCCTTCGACGGGCGCATTCATGAACTGACCTGGCAATTGATGCCCAAGGCGCCGGGCCGCGTCCGGCTTTGGGTCGACGGGCTGTTGCGGGGCGAGGCCGAGACGAGCGCAGGGGGGGCGATGCGCAGCGGTGCCTGGGCCGGGGGCGACCAGGGGGGCTTTCTGAGCGGGTCCTCCAGCGTTGTCTTGGGGGAGCCGTCCAATGACTGGCCGGAGGTCAGCGTGGGCGAGATTTCCTACCACGAAGACATCTTCGAGGTGGCAGGGTCCGAGACCTCGTTCGTCTATCGCTACAAGGACCTGCGCGGCTGGTGGTCCTCGGCCCATCACGACCGTCGTGGCGGGGTGCCACTGATGAGGCCATCGGACTGGCAACCGGGGCAGAAACCCATCCGTTTCACGGAACTGGGCTGCGCGGCGGTGGACAAGGGGACGAACCAGCCCAACCGGTTCCTCGATCCGAAATCCTCGGAATCGGGCCTGCCGCATTACTCGGACGGGCGGCGCGATGACCTGGTCCAGATGCAATACCTGCGCGCGATGACGAGCTACTGGCTCGATCCCGACCGAAACCCGCTGTCCGGCGCATATGGCGGGCCGATGATCGACATGGATCACGCCTATGTCTGGGCCTGGGACGCGCGGCCCTGGCCGGCCTTCCCGAACGCGCGGGACACCTGGTCGGACGGCGAGAACCATGCGCGCGGGCATTGGATCACGGGCCGCATGGGGGCCAACCCGCTGGCCGAGGTGGTGGCCGAGATCTGCGAAGAGGCGGGTGTGGATCGCTACGACGTGTCGGACCTTTACGGCATCGTGCGGGGGGTCCTGTCGTCGGATGTGGAAAGCGCGCGGGCGCGGTTGCAACCCCTGATGCTGGCCCACGGCTTCGAAGCGGTGGAGGAGGGCGGCGCGCTGGTCTTCCGCTCGCGCAGCGGGCTGGTCGAGGCGCAGGTGTCGGCCGAGGTGATGGCGGTGGACGAAGACGGAGCCTCTGCCCCTCGCCGGACGCGCGCGCCGGAGGCCGATCAGGTTGGCCGGGTGCGGATTTCCCATGTGGAAGCGGCCGGTGCCTTCGAGGCGCGCGTGGCCGAGGCGATCTTTCCCGATGACGGGGCCGACACGATCACCGACAGCGACCTGCCGATGGTGCTGACCGGGGCCGAGGGGCGCGGTATCGCCGAGCGCTGGCTGGCCGAAGCGCGGGTGGCGCGTGACCGGATCGCCTTTGCCCTGCCGCCCTCGCGCCGCGACGTGCGGGCGGGCACGGTGCTGGCGCTGGAGGACGGATCGGCCTGGCGGGTGGACAAGATCGAGGACCTGGGCGCGCGGATGCTGGAGGCGGTGCGCAGCGAAGCCGAGATCTACGAGCCCTCTGACACGGTCGAGGAGACGGTGAGCCTGCAACCTTTCGTGCCGCCGCTGCCGGTAACGCCCATCTTCATGGACCTGCCCCTGCTGAGCGGCACCGAACAGCCCCACGCTCCGCATATCGCGGTGGCCGCCGAACCCTGGCCCGGGTCAGTCGCGGTCTACGGGGCCACATCGGACAGCGGCTATACGCTCAACCGGCTGGTGGATACGGTGTCCGCGGTCGGGGTTCTGGACACGGCCCTGCTGCGTGCGACGCCCGGCACATGGGACCGGGGCCCCGCGTTTCGGGTGCGCATGAGCACCGGGGCGCTCAGTTCCGTCTCGACCGAGGATGTGCTGAACGGGGCCAATGCTGCCGCGATCGGGCTGGGTAGCGATGGCCCCTGGGAGGTGATCCAGTTTGCCGAGGCCACGCTGGTTGGGCCTGACCTTTGGGACATCGGGCTGCGCCTGCGCGGGCAGGCGGGCACCGATGGGATCATGCCCGATGACTGGCCGCCCGGTGCGCTCTTCGTGCTGCTGGACGGGCGGCCCGGGCAGATCGAGTTGCCGCTCTCGGCGCGGGGCTGCAACGCCATTACCGCGTCGGTCCGGCGGGCAAAAGCTATGACCACCCCGTCTACGCCCACGAGGTTCTGGCCTTCGACGGTGCAGGTCTGCGCCCCTATGCGCCCGCCCATCTGCGTGCGCCTTCGGTCGGGGGGACAGGCAGATCAGCTGGATACGTCGGACCCGGATCGACGGAGACAGCTGGCAGGGCACGGAAGTGCCGCTGGGCGAGGATAGCGAAGCCTACTTGCTGCGCATCCGCGATGCCTCCGGCGT